GGATCAAGTATCTTATGATAGTAAACTTTACCATCAATATACCATCTACGAAATATATCATGACCTCTAAAGTTAAAGTCCAACAATTCAATTACATGATCAAATTCTTCGTAAATTAAATCTTTAATCTTATCTGACATTTCATCTTTATCAAAATCATCAAGATTCAAAGCCACCGGCGCGGATGCGTCATCTGATACAATTGATTCATTGACAATGTCTTCAATTGCTGCATCGCACTCTGGATTTTGAGAAATGTCACGATATTTGTAAATTAGGTCTGATTCTGACTTGGTACCAGAACCATCTAGGTCAACGTATTGGCCGTAATAGCCCCCTGCATTAATAACCTCACCAACACCATCTTCTGGAGAAGGTGGGACAAATGATGGCCTTTTTGCAAGTTCTTTTTCGGACTCAGACTTTCGTTTAATCTGAAATCCAAAAATAGAAAATCCGTCGTTATTTTCAGCCATTTAGTAAATACTCCATCAATTCAAATAAAAGACAAAGGGAGGAAACCCTCCCAATGTCTACATCACTACTATTTATCTAGGTTGTTGTACCAGATGTCCAGTAATCGTACTGAATCTCGACCTCAAATTCCTCGATCTCGTTCTCGGTATCATACGATACATCGATCGCGCCGACAGAGGTTGGAAAAGATCCTTTGAAGTCATACCGCTTGACAGCAATACCAGACTTATCAAGCTGCTCGATAATCATATCGGCCTTGTAGTCCGTTGGATTAGTAAGACCGGTATTCTCCTCGTGACCATTGACTCCATTCATCCATCGCTCGAAAGCATTACGAACAGCAAAGTCTGTATCGTTGATGATGGTAATTGACCAAGGTTCGAAGGTACGATCACCCGCAATCTTGAGCTGACGCCCACGGAATGGTACCTCGATGGCCTCGATCGTCGAAGCTGGTAACTGAGCAGACTTACACATGAACGAGGTCAACTCGATATCGCCGGCCGCGAATCCGGGATATGTGATGGTAGCCCGAAACAGGTTTGAGCGAGCGCCCCCACCTGTAAGTTTGGACTTGAAATCATCGATATTCAATGACATTTTCTTTTACTCCTTACTGACCGACAATCTCAGAGAACTCAACACCGGTACGTACCGCGATGAAGTTCAATGTGATAAAGTTAATGGAACGTGCCGGCTTGATAAAAATGTCGGCTACAAAGCGGTTCGTGTCAACAACCTCTGGTGTGTTATTCGTTTCGTCACACACGACAAGGAAGTCAGTCATACCGCGTCGACCCTGTACGTCTCGCAGGAAGGGTTCCACTAGGTTACGAAACTGAGCACGAGTGAACTGATCGTTCAACTCGAACAACTGGAACCGTGCGGCGGTTGCGATTGCCTTCTGAAGGACGATGAACAGACGACGAACGTTGATACGATCGAATGCCGAAGGACGTGCCAGTGCTGTCTTATCACCAAAGAGGACGATACCCTCACCCGGAAATGAGACGATTGGATTCACACGTGCCTTATACAGCGTGTCACGCTCGTTCTGACGTGGATTAAAAGCAAGCTTAGTGACACCACGAAGTTGACCGCGATTCAGACCCGCAGGTGAGAACCATGGGTCTGCAACATCATCGGTGAAGGCGGAAAGACCAGCGATCGAACCCGCAGCAACGGTGTGACGAAACACATCGTTAAACTTATCGAAGACAAACAGAGCAGACGAATCAAGAACACCATACGAGGATGATGTAATCTGATCGGCCCAAGCCTTTACGTCTTCTGCGGCATCAACATTACTGATCGTGCGAGTGATCGCGGGTGAAACGAATGCAATCGCGTCACGTCGACCCTCGGCAATACCGATTAGATGATTCGCGAGTGTGACATCGTCTCCCTCATCGACCTGAGTACCGATAATGAATGAAACATCAAGTGTTTCGGCATCATCGAACAGATCGTATGCATTCGTCAGTTCACCGAGTGTAGCCTGAGTTGATGTACCATCAGAACCGTTATCAAAATCATAATCAAGAACGTCGTCGGTGGTCGTAAAGCTTGAAACTTCAGCCAACCGAGAACCAGCATCAGGTAACGCAGGATCGTGAGAACCGAACCATATGAAGCGTGACTGACTGTTCAGAACGTTAACGTAGAAGTTTGAACCACCCGCTAATGACCGGGCATCGGATGCCTGTGACAGACCAGAGAACACCTCGAGAACTTCGCCAGGATTACCGGTGAATCGACCGTCGGCATCAAATAAACTACAACATGTAGTTCGTCGTTCGATACACCACGCGCCGCAGCAAAATCGCTGGTACCCGGAGCAAAGTCGAACAGATCGGCAAACGGAAAGTCCGATGATTCAAATGCTGTCTGGTTAGTTACGACCTCGACTCCGATCGAGTTACCGAGAACACCCGGAAACTTAGCGATGTACTGGACATCGGAGGCAAAAACCTGGTTATCATAGTTGTCTTGATTCTTAACCAAAACCCCTGAAACTTGTGATGCGTTTGCCTGACCCTCATTCGCGGTACGAACAACACGAAGATCGTTTGCGTACTGAAGGAATTGAGCGGCAGGTGAAAAATATTTAAATGTATCGGCGTTTGGAGTAAAGAAACGGTCGAGCAATTGCTTCTCCGATCCTACCTGTACGATTTCCTCTACCGGGCCCCAACGAAACGCGCCGGCAACGGCTCCGATCGAAGTTGATACGGCGGGGACCACATTGGTAAGATCAATTTCTTTGACCTCTACGCCTGGTGAAACCTGGAACATATTTGATTCCTCTGTATTCAGTGAGACTTATAAGATTTTACATAATACGATGGTATTTCATAGTATTATTTATAATATTGGTTATTTTAAAGTTTTTCTAATAAAATACTTACTAATTCCAGTGACTAAGTGAGCCTGTTTTATTGACTCGTACTCAACACCATCAATAACCACAGGCTTTCTATTAACCGATTTTGTACCTTTTTTACTCTTAGAGATTTTTTGCTTTGTCTCATCTGAATGAGTCTTCCCGTAAAAACTATTTAGTTCACCAATCTTAGTTTTTCCAATCTCACTTAATTTTTTTCTAACAAGTGGATCACTCATGGTTTGCTTGCGTTTTATCCGCGCCTCTTCAGAAAGTGGTGATCCTTTCTTAGATATTGATATTGCTTCACGCGTTTTTTGTGGGGTTATTTTTCCGGTTCTATATTCTGATAACCTTTTCCTCATGGTGTCAGATTTTTTCTGTCTCCCACCTTGAATCGAAGATTCTAAAGACACAGATAAACCGTCAGACTTGTTTAAAAATCTAGGATCGTTAACTACATTAAGACGTCTTAACACTTTATGTTCCCATAACCGTGCGTCATCAGCATTAGAAAAAGTTCTTCTTATCTGAATAATGTCTGGATCACCGTGTAACCTAACAAATTCTTTCACGTGTCTTGACGACGTGAAATATGATGACCAAAACTCTGAGGGGTTACAAGATGTGGCATATCTCACACCGTAATAGTATCGGTTATGAGATGACCAACCAATAAGATATGTATACCGATGATAAATAGATTCAGGCATGAGCAAAACTCCTATTCAGTTTGCTTATGTTTAGAGAGGGGGTAACCGCTATTACNNNNTACGATNGTATTTCATAGTATTATTTATATAAATAGGATTTCTCAGTAAAATACGCCAAAGTTGTCGGTATCTGAACGTACCCATATATCACCGTCNATTACTTCTGTATTATCGTCCAAACCATCATCAATTTCTCCAAACGGAACCATATCATCTTCTATCATTTTCATTTGTTCAGCATACAACATATGCTTGATATCGACATCAGTCTGCTCTGCAAACATATTAGTTGTTGAGAACCAACCAAGAAGAACTAGGTTCATTACTAAATCGTCGTGATTGCCATTTGATGCTTCGTAGGAAGACCCTCTTGCAACAAAGGTTGAAAGTTCGACGATTGTTGCTCCGTCTCGGATATGAAGCTGGTCTTGCTCAATCAGATCCTTCATCGTCGATGTGCCGATTCGCTTGACCTTACGATCCATATAGACACCAATGCCGGATGATTTAATTGATGACTGAACAAAGACGTTTTCATACTCAAGTTCATAATACAGTCCATTACACACGACAGTACCTTGATCGTTGTTCTCTATGACCACATATGCTTCGTTGTATGTCCTTGCGTATTTATAAATGATATCTGGAAA